TTAAAAACTTCCAGTCTCGAGATCAGGGCTTGGCGGCCCAAAATCTCTAGATAAAACAGTCAGGCAACACGAAAACAGAAGAAAAAAGTGTTGAGACAGTTACCGGAAATACTGTCCCTGCACATGCGCATAAGAGCGCGTGTGTGCAGAGTAATAAGACTCTTTTTCAGTTGCAGGCTGAGGATGTCACAGAAGAAGTGAATGCCTCTACGCCTGCGTCCGGCTTGGAGATGACGAGCGAAACCGTTACGTTCATCGACAATGCCGAAGGTGAAGTTATTATGGCGGGATCCGAAGTTAACCCTATTGCTAGAGTTGATGGAACAGAGGATCTTCAGTTAGGAAAATTTCTTGGACGACCCACCGCTATCCATAGCTTTACTTGGAATACAGCTGACACCATTGGCGTAAAGGCTACTATTCAACCATGGCATTTGTTTCTTAACAATACCAACATTCGGAAGAAAATTGATAATTTTGCCTTTTTGCGCGGTAAGTTGCACATCAAGGTTATGGTCAACGGAACGCCGTTTCAGTACGGTTTGTTGCGGACGTGTTATAGTCCTCTACTTGGATTGGTTTCTAACAAGATCCGCTTACCACCTAGTGGTAGCGAACCTTTGTTGACACCATATTCCCAGCAACCAGGATTCTTTGTGACTCCCGCTGCGAATGCAGGCGGGCAGATGGAATTACCTTTCTTTTACCACAAAAACTGGATGGACATCACGTTAGCTACGAATGTTCAAGAGTTCGGTACTATTAACTTCGTCATTTTCGCGCCTTTGGGTGTGGCTGTGAGCGGAGGCTCTAGTGCCGTCACGGTGCAGGTTTTTGCCTGGATGTCTGATGTTGAACTTATGGGTTCTACAGCAAGTCTAGCGCTGCAGGGTGATGAGTACGAGGAAGGTCCAGTATCGCGACCAGCAAGTGCTGTTGCTAATGTAGCAAGCTACCTTACAAAGGTGCCTATTATCGGCCCTTTCGCTCGGGCGACAGAAATAGGTGCTCGAGCTGTAGGTTCTATTGCAAAGATTTTTGGTTTTACGAACGTTCCAGTTATAGCAAACATACATGGTTTTCAACCTATGAATGCTCCGATGCTTGCATCTGGTCATATTGGCACTGCAGTACAAAAATTTTCGCTAGATCCAAAACAGGAGCTTTCTTTAGATCCTACACTACACGGTCTTCATCCGGGGGACGAATTGTCCATCCCATATATCAAGAAGAAGGAGTCGTATGTAGGTTCGGGAACGTGGGCTACTACTGATGCAGTAAATACCTTGATTTGGTGCTGCCGGGTGACCCCGGCGCTTTTCCAAGCAGCCAATATTGTGAACTCTGTTCCGACAACTGTAGGTCAGCGGGTGTATCATACACCTGTATCTTACATGTCTCAGATGTTTTACAATTGGCGTGGTTCACTGATTATCCGTATTAAGATTGTGGCAACAAAATTCCACAAAGGTCGTTTGAAAATTTCATACGATCCACGTGCTGATATCACATCAGTTAATCCTGATGTGAATGTTGTTTACACGAAGATTGTGGATATTGGAGAGGAAGATGATATTGAAATTGAAATTCCATATCATCAGGACACACCTTGGCTTCTAGTTGATAAAACGCTTACCACGAATTGGAACACAACAGGTTCACTCCCTAACCGTATTGGTACGGACAACGGAGTGATTACGATTCGCGTGCTCACAACGCTCACCGCTCCTGCAGCTGGTGCCATTAAGGTGCTGGGTTTTACGCAGGGAGGTGACGATTTTGAGTACGCTAATCCGTCAGATCACGTTGGTCCGGAAACCAACAATCGTGTGCCTTCATTCTTTGCTTTGCAAGCTGAGGATATTACGAGTGTTGTGCCTACGCGTCATGTGTTGGGTGAAAAGGCAGTACCACATCCTGATAGATACTCACAGAACTTTGGTGAGGCAATCAACTCTTTGAGGTGCCTCGTCCATCGTTATACCACGATGGATTCTGTTTGGATCAATCCTATGGCTGCGGATAGTGCTACCGTAGTAGGCAAGATTTTGAGGATTATGCCCTATACGCCGGGTTTTGACCCTGCATGGACACCTCTCACTCAAGCTAACAAAGTTGTGGCTGCTTCAGGTGCAGCTCCTTACGCGTTTAATACTATGTCGCATCTCGCATATGTTGCGGGTATGTATATGGGATATCGCGGTGGAGCTAACTTTGTGGTCACACCTAGTTATGATACTTATGGTGCTGTGATTTCCGATATGCGAGTTACTCGATGGACTCAAGCTGCCAGTGGGCCTGATTATCGGCTTTACAGAAATTGGGGCACGGTTACAGCTGCTAGTACTTTGTCACGACGCACGTTTTTCATGAATCGTGATAATTACTTGCAAGATGGTTTAGCTGGTCTTGCTATTACCAATACTGCAACCAATGGTTCCATTTCTTTTCAGCTGCCAGATTTCAAGTTAGCAAATTTTTCGCTCGTCGATCCCGACAACTACGTTCTAGGAAGTAGTGAAGACGGAACAGATCGTCAAGCGGCTTTTGTTGAATTGAATATCAAGTCTCCAGCCGGCACTGATACAAGTTATGTGACGCTACAGACACAAGTGTCTGCAGCGCCAGATTGGACTTGTCTTTTCTGGTTATGCTGTCCTACTTTGGACTACTTGACCGGAAATCCTACGCCTATTTAGGCGTACCCCGTAAAGTCGGGGAGGGCGTTTAAGTTCACCAAATTCCTGGTGGCGCCTGAACAATAAAGGTTCAGCTTTGTATATTTTTCATTTGATTGTATTTTCAGCTGATAAGAGGATCTCATT